ATTTGATTGCTGTGTAACTGTGTCTCGTGTCCATACACCACTTTGATAAGCATTAAAGCCGATTTCAATATCGTCTCTAAGTTCTGGTGGAATTTGAACATCTACAACTCTACTGTCATTACGTAACGCAACAGCTTCTTCGTCAGTCAAACTGTAATGTGTGTTACGCTGACTCAATGGTCTTGCGTTTGCTACTGCAACTGTGCGATTAGGAATATCTCCTGCACCCGTGTTTGCAATCATTTCTGCATTGAATGCATCGTAGTCAACACCTGCTTCTAGTGTGACAATATATTCTTTTTCGCTCATTTAAGCCCCCTTAGATTAAGTTAGCCCATGCACCGTTTTCATAACCTTGGAATTTGTTATCCGTTGTATTGTATATAATGTCGCCATTTTGGGCTGCTAATGCGTTTCTTTCTGTTGTAGTAAAACTTGCCATACGTAGTGGTGAACTTGTTACCACAACAGCATTTCCTGCTGTTAAGTTTAAGTTAGCACTTGCGCTAATTTCAGGTGTTTCAGTGCCAGTGGATATGAATTTATCTGCTGTAACACTGCCTGTTACTGTTAAATTGTTTTCTACTGTTAAATCACTGCTCAGTGTGACAGCTGGTGTTACTGTGATTCCACTACTATCACTAGTATCAATTACACTACCAGCAAATGTAATATTACCTAAGTCAGAGATCATTGCAGTCCAGCCGCCGTTTTCATATGCTTGGAACTCATTAGTATCTGCATTGTATAATAACATACCGTTTGCTGCTGTCAAAGCATCGCGCTCAGCAGTTGTAAATGAACCAATTTTTACTTCTTCAAGTATGATAGCATTGCCTCTAACATCTAATCTTGCTGCAGGATTAATTCCACCCAATGCAACTCCAGTTTTGCCTATGGTGTTTAATGTCTCTGCAGGAAAGTTTACGCCATTATCATTAGTTCCAATAATAATACCACTTGTATATCCTTGTATAATTCCATAGCTTTTATCACCATCACTGCCTCTAGTTTTAAATAAAATTTCACCTAACAAACCTGTATAGGAGCTCATATCTCCAGTGGATGATTTTTTAACATCAATTTGAGGATTAGTTTGGTCTTCTACTGTTATTAGTTCAGCAGTTACTGAAGGCGAATCAACATCACCAACAATTACGCTGTTTATTGCATCTACCAATAACGTCGAACTTTCTGCAAATACACTACCGCGAAGTTCACCGTCTAATGAGCCTCTAAATGTTTTGTTGAATGTGTCAACTATTATAGATGAATCATCTGCTACAACATCACCTGTAATACTAATATCATATGTTTGGCCTTCAAGGATACCTGAACCTCCACCGCCACCGCCTGTTTCGTCGTTGGCTATTGCCCAAGCTGCGCCATCCCATTTTAGTATAGCGTTTGTAAAAATACCTGTTGTATCAACATCTGATAATTGGTCTAGTGTAATGTTAGTAATATTACTACCATCGCCGTATAGATCTGCACTTACTCTGCCTAATGCACTATCAACAATTAAAGTTGTGTCATCACCTCTAACACTACCTTGGATGTCAATAGCATACTCTTGGCCTTCGATAACTCCAGTTCCAGATCCGCCCGTATCTGGTAGATTTGTTAGTCCGCTACCGTCACCGACAAATGCGGTTGCTGTAATATTTCCTGTTCCTGAAATATTAAATCCATTTAAATTTAAATTTTGTGTAAGATTTGCTGGAGAGCTTGCAACACTGTTTGATACTAGTATACCGCCGACTGTAGAGCCGTCACCGATATAAAGTTGTTTTGTATCTGTTGTATAGACAAGTTCGCCCGCTGCAAACGTTTCTGTCGCTCTTTCTGCATTAGTTCCACGACGTAGCTGTAATGCCATATGAATCTCCTAGGTGATATGTTCTTATAAGTATTTATCACCTAAGAGCTATTATTTGTTTACTTTAAGAAAACGTCTGACTCGTTTAGCAACATCTTTTTTGATTTTATCCATATCCATACGATAATCTACATTTTGTATTTTTTCTTCGTATGCTTGAAATAATTCGTCTAGACTATCTTCGATATCCGTAGAAGTTTGTTTCTTCAAACTGTCTTTGATGTCAACTTCCCAAACAGTTCCATCTTTGAAATGGATATTCACTTGATTCATATATTCAACTGGCAAGACTTCGATCTCAATTGAGTTAAATATGTCTTGCCAGTATTCTTCACTTTCAGTGTCAAAATTTGATTGATTCACCTGTCACGTAGCACTCTCAGTCTGTTTACGAGTAGTTTTGCGTTTAGTTGGAGATAATTCTTCCGCTTGCTCTCGTAAGGCTTTAGCCTCTTTAAATAAGCGATCTGCATCGCTACGCATTTTTGCAGCAATTTGTTCATCAGTCAACACTTCATTAGCACTTGCTGCCAAAGGTGCTGCTATTGGCTCTGCTACTGTTTCTGTAGCAGGGGTTTGTGCCGACGCTTGCGCTTGTGGTTTATTTGGTTTAACAGCCAAATCTTCTAGCGCAACACCTTTTTGATCAGCAATAATTTGATTGAGTTCATTTAATGGAACTGCCGACTTGTGGTTAGGTGTCATTTCAATATCAGCTGTTGGCATTTTACGCAAATGACCTTGTTTATGCAATCCTGCTAACATTGGTCTGCCGTCTGACAAATACACTCTATCCATTGCTTGATAAAATTCATCTGATGATTGTCCTGCATCTGATTCAACTAATTTCATAACATCGTCATGATCAGCTGATGATAATGAATCAGACATGATACACAAACAACTATAAGGGTCATTAGGTATTGTTCTATACGCTACTACAACTCTTCTTTTGTTTGTTCTTAGTCTTCCTACGTGTTTTAACATAGTTTACTCGCTTTCTACAGCCTCTGCTTGCGGCGCTTGAGGCGCTGTTTGTGCTGCCGCTGCTGCTGCTTGTGCAGCCTTTTGCTGTTCTTCTACATCTTTCAAAAACATTTCAAGTTTATTATAGATAATGCCTACTGCTGCCATTTCTTTTGGCTTGAACGCACTACGTTCACTTGCAACATCAATAATACCTTTCATGGTCGCTAAATCTTGAATTGTAAGTTCGTTTGGATTTGCTTGAGTTTTTGTTTCTTCTGCCATTTAATATCTCCTTGTAATTACTTATTTGGGCAAAATTAGTTATATTTCAAATGTGGACAAGCCAGTAAAAAATAACTTAGTTCTTTTGAGTTTTCAAAGCCTACTTTTACTCCTTGTGACATTTGTTTGTCGAGTTTATCTATGGTCATTGTTTTTCCAATATAATATCTTCCTGAACAATGATTATCTATCCAATCTGCAATACTATCAGATAGATTATACCTAGTTGGAAAAATAGTTGTTTCAAAGTAGGAAGGACAAAACTCAACCTTTCTAGCTTTAAAAACATTTAAAGGATTTATTTTTCCTTTAAGCATACTTATGCAGCCTCATTATAGTGCGCTGTCATTCCAAATGGTGCCTCAAGATTCTTATCATGATGACTATGAATTAAGAACACAGTTTCGCACCAGTCTGGATCTCCCCAGCTATCCCAAGCGTATCCATCTGTAAACATGATAAAACGTTTAGGTTGAATATTGTTTTCTTTCATGTAATTCCAGTTACACATAAAGTCTGTGCCGCCGCCGCCGACAACTTCATATTCGGTAATGTCTCTACCATCGTCTGCACTAAAGTCGTCTTCGTTGTAAACTTGAGTATCAAAACACCAGATTTTAATTTTGTAATCTTTAAATTGCTCCATGATACCTTTTACTTCGCCTAAGAAATCAGCAGCTTGGCTATTTCCAATTGAGCCACTCATATCAATCCCGACACAAATATCAATAGTGTCCATAAAGTTCATACCAGGCAATATAGCACCAGTATGCCAGCCTTTGCGGCTTGGACGACTAAATGTGTAGTCGCTTTTTATTGTGCTTTGAATCTGTTGTTGAATTAACTCACGCCAATTCATTTTAGGCTCTGTGATTTCTTTAATCAAACGTTGCACACCAGCAGGTGTGTTGCCAGCACCAGCACTTTGTGCTGCTTGAATCATTGCTTCTTTGATTTCGTCTTTGATCTGTTCACGTTCTTCTTTGGTGTATTTAGGTCTGCTTTTTCCCTTACCATCTTTGCCTTCGCCGTCACCATCGCCTTCCCAGTCGATGTGTTCGTCAAGCATTTCACCAAGTTGTTCTAAAAATTCTTTACCATTCTTTTCAGCCTCTTCAAAAAGTTCGTCATATACTTCTTCTGAAGTCCATCCTCTGTATTTGAAATCTTGGAAACAATTTACAATACTAGGAATGGTGCCTATGCGTTCATCTACCAATGTATTGTTTACAATGTAATCTGCAGAGATATTGTATAGGCGTGGATCTCTGTCATCTCTGCGTTCTAAATGATCAAATACCATGTGTAAGATTTCATGTGCAAGAACAAATTCAACTTCTTTATTGTCCATTGCATTGAAGAACTGCACATTATAGAACAAGTTTCTACCATCAACTGCGGCAGTAGGCAACCAATCAGCACGTTGTATTTTTAAACGTGTTGCCATGTTGCCAAAAAACGGATGACGCAACAATAAACCTACACGAGCTGTAATAATACGCTCGTATACTTCTTTGTCCATTTCGTCAAGTTGTGCATCAGTAAGATCAGGATCTGGTTGCCATGTTCTAAGTTCAGATGCTGTCTTTTCTGTTGACATTTTCATTGCAACATATTGCGGTAAAAAATCTAACATTGTATTCCTCTTTCAGTGCCTATATACTTATAATACACTACTATTTACTTTTGTCAAGAGAAAAGATGGGCAGAAAATTAATTCTGCCCACCCATATGGCGTCTTACACACTCTGAGCTGCCTTGATATACTTACCATAACGATCATGGAATTCGTCAAAACACTCAATAGCGTCTGGATCAATTGGCAACGAGTATTGTGTAAGTGCGAGCTTGATGCCCATTACAACCAACTCAGTTTCAAAATTGTCCATTGCAAAGCGTAAGAAGTTATTAACTTTATCGTCAAACTTCTTATCATTTTTGTCACTTGCTTCTTTAAGCTCATAACAAAGAGATACAGTTAAGGAATACTTGGCACTGATTTCTTGTGTCTGCAACTCTTTGACTTTGCCTGCAAGAATATCGCTTGGATTGGGCATTTGCCCTGCGATTTTCCTATGCGCCATAAACTTGATTGCAAGTCCTTCACCAACAGATCCAGCAACAAGATCTGTAGTGGTTGCTTCGTCTCCGTCGTCGTCGCTGATAAGTTCACTTACAAATGTCCATGAGCGAGGAGAAGCAAACGAACGGCTAGAACTACGTGGATCAAAATCATAAAGATCGCCTTTGGCAAATGTCAAATAACCAACAACATCTTTATGAATTGTATTCGCAACAGCCCACTCCTGCCAATCATCAAAATTGACAGCGAGTTCTAAGTGAACGAAGCGGTTTGCAAGCGGAGCAGGCATACGGTAAGTAACACCTTTATCTGCTTCGCGATTACCTGCCGCAACAATCATAACATTGTCTGGCAAACGGTAATTACCAATTCTACGGTTTAGTGTCAGCTGATAGGCTGCTGCCTGAACTGCTGGTGCCGCAGAATTCATTTCGTCTAGGAACAAAGTAATATGATCATACTTTGCTGCCATTTCTTCATCTGGCAACTCCATGGGTGGAGCCCAAACCATTTTACTTTGATTACTATCAAAGTATGGGATACCTTTGATGTCTGTGGGTTCCCAAAGAGATAGTCGAATATCAATCAGATGACTGTTAGGAAAACTATCAGTAACCTGTTTTACAATATCTGACTTACCAATACCTGGAGGACCCCATACAAACACAGGACGTTTTTTGCGCATAGCCCGGCGCAAACTATTTTTTGCCTTGTTTGGCGAAACTGTTCTTAGATCTGACATATTGTATTCCTCATTGTTTTCAGTGCCTATACTTTAATATAGCATAAAAAACGTAAAGGTCAACCGTTATTTTGAAGATTTTCTGATCTTTTCATTGCTTTTGTAATACCATACTTACGTAAGTCTCCACTGAAAAGTGTAAGTTCAACAGCTTTCTTTTCATTTGTGACGTGAATACCTTTGTTTGTTAAGTAGTATGGACAATCAATAAATTGGTCTAAAAATATAATTACTTGTGTAGTCAAGGGCATATCAGGAGGATACGGTATATGATACGATGTTAGATCTATTTCAGATAACATATCAAATCCTGCTTCTGTAAGACGTAACCCTCCAACATTTTTTTCTCTTGTGTTTTGCCACCAAATGTGCATATATTGTGCAACATTTTCATCACTGGTTGCTTTGTTTAACTGTTTTAGAAAAAGTTTTGTAAATACACGTTTATTCATTTACATTTTTTCGCCTGCGGTTAATTTGTAAACACTGAATTCGTCAGTTTTAAATATTTGGTTTAACTTTTTGGCTAGATTTTTTGCGTGTCCTGGATTTGAAAAACTTGTTTTTTTATATTTTGGTCCAGGATAGTTTGTAAGTTTATTTTGAGATTTTAAGTTGAAAGGTTTGTCTTTGTAGAATACTGCCCATATGGCTTCGGCATCGAGCACTTGCTCACTTTTGTAGGTTTTACCATCAACAAATTCACATAAAACAATTGGCTTTGGTCTACTCATATGCGTATCCTTAGTTATATACGCATATATTTATCATTTATGCAATATTGTTATTGCCATTCACCAGTGCTACCAATTTGCACTTGTATGATTTCATCAGACCCACCGCCGGCATTTTCTTTCACAAATTTTTCAAGATCGCCATGTAATCTACTCATTACTATGCCTAATGTAAATGAAAGGTTTTTAGCTTGTGTAATATCCATGCGAACTTCTTTTGCACGACTGTTTTCAGCAGCTTGAACTTGTTTTATAAATGCTTGTATGGGGCCGGTATTAATGGGATCGTTTGACATTGCTAAGTGCTAGTTTCATTTCGATTTCAGTTTTGTATGGACCCATATAATCATTTTCTTCAACTGTAATTAATTTAGGACAAAAACTTTTAAGCCAGTTAACATTAAATCGTATTAGATAAAATCCAGCACAATAAATGCTTTTACTTTTTTCACTTTTAGTAAACAATGGAAGTTTTCTTTGGATGTCATACATGCTATTGAACGGTGTGCTACGTGTAGGATATCCATGGACACTTAATTCTTTATTATCGTCGGGTGTGGTAATTTTAGCAGTAAGAAAATTTTTACCAAACTCATTATTAATTTCTTTTGCTGATTGAAAAAAACTTATCTTGCCTTTCTTACTAAAAATATATCCATCATCATTTTTAGTGAGTGTTCCTACCTTTTCTCCTTGTTCCTCTACAATCCAAAATTTGTCTTGCAAAATAGGATTAGCTTTAATTGACATGTGAATACCTCGCTTGTAACGGCTCTGCAAATTGTGCTGCATTGTCTGCAATACGTTGTAAATCCCAACGAGCACAAAACTTCATAAGTCTCATACCAACTTGTGAAATATTTTTACATTCTACCGCTTGAATAGTGTTATTTATTTCTTGTCTAATGTGTTCGGGTTGTGCAGTTAAATCACACAATGTAACATTACGTGTATAATCATCTAGCACACGATGCTCTACACCTTCATGATCTACCCAACGTTGTAGCATCATGTTATTCCAGTTGTAGCCTTTTGTTTGTTTATCTGCAAATGCTTCTTGCAATCCTACTTTGTTCTTTGTGCCTTTCTTGCGCACACCAGGGTAGGCACTAAAAACATTGTCGCTAGTGTCACCACGCATACACTTTTCAAACAGCAACCAACTAGGATCAGGAGCAGGACGAGGTCCGCCTAGTTTTTTATCAATAACTTCTTTGCCTTTATCATCAAAGTAACCTTCGTGTGTAATAGTTATGTTTTGAATGCCGTTGTACTGACGTACATTAGGTGCAATAAGTTGTGCAAAGTCACCGTCTGTACTAATAATAACATGGTCATCGTTAGGATGATTTTGTATCCAACCTGCAATCAAATCATCTGCTTCTAGTACAGGATTATGCAAAACGGTGCAGTTAGTCTTGTCTGTAACAA